TTTCAAATAACTATAATAGAATCAATTAGTTATCTAGCCCAACAACCAACGCTGTTGTCGTAACCCAGCGCTGTACGGACGAATGGCTGTGATGAGCGGAGCCCATTCCGTGAACTCCTGGCTATAGGTTTGAGCCAACGACATGTATAGCTGGGACTTGTTGATGTCCAGACTCACACCGTTTAAGCTGTAGCTGAATTCGTCGGCGGCCCACCGTGCGCCTTCGGCGCTCAAACACGATGCCGCTGCTCCCAAAGCAGCAGCTTTGCCCCAGTCGTTGGGGACATTGTCGAGGGTATAACCGGTCAGATTCTTGGGGTTCCAGGTATTGAGCTTGGCGATGGCTATGTCCAGCATCCGCAATATGGTGGGGTCCGTCCAGATGTACCCTACCCGAGAGGTGTATCCCGCCACGACCTTGCCCGGCGTCGGCGGGCGAAAATGGTAGTTGCGGTCCGGGTTGGTGTCCGAGATCAGTTCCCGGACATACATAATGGCCGGGGCGTACTTGCTCTTGGTGACGGGTCTTTGCGCAATGATAGTTGACGTCGCCTCGAACGAACCGCTTGCGGGGTCGATGGGCTGGACGATGAAATCTTCGAAGACCCGGTTCTCGGGCTGCCCCTCGTATTGGATGACGTACCACACCAAGCGGAACACGCCTTTCCAGAGAGTAGGTACCACGATTGGGGGGAAGTAGGCTCCCCGCGAGTTCCGACCGGGCACCATACGAGGCGGAAGAACCAGAGTAAGGTTGTCCTCGGGCAGGTCCGACGTTCCCATGTGGTTCGGTTGTTCCAGGTCAAAGTCATAAGCCCTTTGACTACCTGTCGGCACCCTGTCTGTGATTTGGAATATAGAGAAGGATATGAAAGCGGGGTCAAGAAGCTCCCCCCTCGATCCCCTCACCAGGATAGCAAGGTCTCCCGGTCCCAGTTTTTTCCCTTGGTTCAAAGTTTCCATCGTTTTCTCCTGATTATGAAGCGGAAAGTCGTAACACCCGAGCAAAACGACTTTCCTTTTCACCTATATAGGAGAGAATAACATATGGCTTCATACATTTTCAAGTGCGACAGGTGTTCGATGGCCCTGGAAGAAATCATGCCTATGGCATCGGCTACTTTCGAAGACCGCCCGTGTCCAATCGCCTCCTGCGAAGGGAAATGCGTCTACCGAATGACGGGAGCCCCGGCCGTGGCGACTGCCAATATGTCCAATCCTTCTTTTGACGTGGTAGTCGGAGCGGACGCGGAAAAACGGTGGAAGAAGATACACGAACGCCAGGAGAACCGGGACAAGATTCGTCTGTCTTCCGGCGAGCGAGCGCTCAAAGCGGTGAGCGTCAATGACTTCCAGCCTCTCAAAGGAGCAAAACTTACTGGGGTGACCATCCCCGAGTCTGCTCAAGAACGATTCTGACAAGATAGAAAACAGACTTCCACCTTCCTTAATGAAAGCAAAGTTATGGCGGCTGGAAGCCGTTAAGGAGAAACACCATGGCACTTTTTGGTTCTTACGCACCTCCCGGAGTCTATTCGAGCGTTGTGATCAGCGGCGGCGGTCAGCCCCTTTTCAATTCGGCACGGGTCCCGGTCATCATCGGCGAAGGACAGGAGTTCTTTATTCAGTCCAACGTCGAGCTTCACCGTGGCTCTTCTTCGGTAGCCGATGAACAGGCTGTGAACGAGAACATCTCCGATCAGGTCACGACCATCAAGAATCAGTTCCAGACCACGTATTTCCCGGTGGTCACCGGAACCGGCAAGGGTCAAGTGACGGACGATCCGAGCTTTGTTCAAGTCGTGGCGGACGGAATCCCAGTCACGGTCATCGCCCTCGACGGCGAGACCGGTGCCTTCACCACCCAGGAACTCCTCCTCCCCGGACAGAACGTGGACATCACGTACTTCTTCAAGAGGACCGACACGCAGATCGTCAACGAGGACGACTCGAACCAAGTCCCGGTGTTCGGGACCCTGTTGATCACCGACAGCACTGGTGGGACCCTTACCATCGGCACGACGATCCCTGGCGCAATCGACAACGCCATCTCGGTAGAACTCTTTGACGACACGCTGAGTTCTCCTCCGGGAACCGGCGTGGTCGATGCTCTCGCCGTAGGCGGAGCGGGCACGGATGCCATCACCATCGACATCCGCAAGGTCGGCGGCGGCATCAGGACCATCACGGACCTTTACAACTTGGTCCAGGCCGGAATCCCGACTCTCGACGCTGGCTACCTCACTGCGACCTTCCCGGTCAACGGGTCTCCTACCGGAGTTCTCACGGTTCAGTCGCCGCCCGTTGCTCATCCTCTTACTGGCGGAGCGGGTCCGAACAGCAACACGACATTCAAGGTCCAGCATGTGCCCATCGTTGACGGAACGAACGGCGGAGTCGTCACCACGGACGTGACCAAGGTCACCGCCAAGGTAAACGGCGCAGCCGTGCCGGTTTCGGCAGTCAACGGAGCGGCCGGATTGGTTACACTCGCCAGCCCGGTAGCCGCAGGTTCGACCTTGACCTTCTCTTATTTCACCAACACCTACCAGAACACCTTCGACTTGCTCCCGGCCAGCAATGTGGCCAGCGTCACTGAGGTCGGTCTGGGACCTGATCGCAGCGATTTTATCCAGGACACGGACTTCTCCCTCGGGACCGACGCCAACGGTAACGGAACGATCATATGGGGAGCGGCGGACATCGTTACCTCAGGGGTCAACACCACCGGTTTCACCCCCTTCGGTCCGACGCAGATTACCACCACCTTGGTGGACGACATCGTCTACCTCCGACCGGTAACCGGCGTTGCCAACGGCAAGAACCTCAACTTCACCCTTCAAGACGTGCCTGTCGATGGCAGCGGACGTGCCGTTGCAACCGACAACCCTAACTTGATCTTCGTCTACGTCGGACTCGATGCCGCCCAAGCCCTGGCAAACGGTGCGGTACGGGTAATCGCCCTCTCTGGTGCCACGGGAGCCTTCACTCTCTACCAAGCCCCCGCAGCCGGACAAAAGGTGTTCGCCACATACTACCGCAACACCCTGAACGATCATACCTATACCGTGCAGGTCGTCAACCCCGGAATTCCCGGACAAGGTACTTACACCCTCACCGACGAAGCCGGACGTGTTCTCCCCCTGGCTTATGTCAGTGCGACCAGCGTGGCCGACGGCAACTTCAATAGCACTGGCATTGTGTTCCCCAGCGCCTTCAGCGACTTGTTCGCCGAGCCCGGAGCCGTTGATGAGGTCGTAACGCTTTCCTTCGCCAGCGATTCCAATCAGACGACCGTCAACAACGCCACGCAGGCAATGTTAACCACCCAGGGCATCACCTTCACCGCTCAGACCCCAGGTTCGGGCGGCAATGCCATCCAGATCGCTTTCGATACCACGACTCAGGGCAACCCCACCGTCGCAGGCAATGTCATCACCATCCACGGGTCACTGACCATCTCCCAGGTCGTCGGTCTGTTCCCGGTTTACGTCGCCGCCGCCGGAACTTTCGTCATCGCTTCCGGGTCCGGTTCGACCCTTGTATCCACCTCCGCCGCCCAGCACCTCTTGAACGGGACGAACGGCGTCAATGTCGCCATAGCCAACAAGTTCACCGTCAGTTCTTCGGCGGGTTCTCTCGGTTCCAGCGGCACTGGATACCTCGGTCAGACGTACATCGACGCTTTGACGGCTCTGAGATTCACCATCGTCGCTCCTCAGGAAGCCCTGAACTACGGATACACGACTCTGCCTTCACCGCAGTATGTGTATGCCCCTGGCGACACTCTCACTCTTACCGTCAGCAAGGGGACGCCTCGTTACAGCGGGTCGGTCTACTATCCGTTCAGCACCGCCCAGCCGAACAACCTTATCGCCATCCAGGGTCTCCGCACCAAGGTGGCCACGACGTTCGGTGCGAACTCGGGCGATACGGCCATCATCCAGACCTTCAACAAGTCCGGCAATGAGCCCGCCATCGGCGAGTTCTACTACGTGACCTTCACCGTCAACAAGACCACCGCCGACATGGCGATCAAAATCTACACCAACGCCGCAGACGCCTTCGCCGCCTACGGTCAACCGAGCACGGTCAACCGGGTATCTCTCGGGGTTCAGTTCATGACCCAGAACGGTGCCCAGCAGTTCGGCGTCATCCAGGTGCCGAAGCAGGCAGGACTCAACATCGCCTCTGACGGAAGCTTCATCAGCGCCATTCAGACTCTTACCACAGCGCTGCCGGGCTCCAACTTCAAGGCGTCGGTCATCTGCCCCCTGAGCACCAGCACGACGGTCCACCAGTTCCTCAGCCGCCAGCTTATCACCCAGGCGACTGCAAGGTACAAGGGCGAGGCAATCGGCTTCGTGGGTTACAGCACCACGACCGATTCCAGTACCGCCCGTGCGAACGCTCGCGCTCTCGCCAACGCCCGCATGATCGCAATCGGAATGCCCGCTGCCGGGGTGCTCCTGACCAACTCCCAGACCGGGGTTGCCATCGAGTACGCCGTTGACGGATCGTTCATGGCAGCCGCCATGGCCGGCTTGGAAGTCAACCCGAGCAACGACGTGGCTACGACCTTGACAGAGCAGGACCTCACCGGGTTCAGCCGGTTGCTCGTTCAATACGACGACGCAACCATGAACTTGATGGCCGCCGATGGTCTGGTCTGCTTGCTCAACAACAACGGGGCTCTCCAAATCCGGCACTACAAGTCCACGGACCCGAGCAACCCCATCACCAGCGAGCCCACCAGCACGACTGTTACGGACTACGTCCGCCAGCAGTTCCGTGCCGACCTCAAACAGTTCATCGGTCGCAAGCTGGTGGACGGTCTGGTCACCGACATCCAGGTGGTCAGTTTCGCTCGGTTGAACTCCCTGCTCAACAACCAAATCATCAGCGGGTACAAGAACTTGTCCGTCATCCAGGACCCGACCGATCCTACCACGGTCGATGTCACGGTAACCTTCAAGCCCATGTTCTCGTTGCTTTACATCAGCGTGACTTTCACCGTCACCACAAGCCTGTAAAACCATGAGGGGGAAAGCAACCGCTTTCCTCCTCATAAATAGGTGGGTAGAGAATGCAAATCAATCCGGTAGTTACGCAGGCAAACGGCGTCATCAGCATCCGTATCCAGGCCCTATTCATCGGGGATGTAACGGACGCCACCGACAAGGCGAACATCGCCGCTTTCGGCGATCCGCAAGTTTCTTTGGTGGGCACCGGAACGTTCGTCGCATCCGTACCGAATTCCAGTCCCCCGGCCACCTTTACCTTCCAGTTTCCGACCTCTCAATATTATGTCGGGATCACAACTCAACTGTCGGCCAAGCCGGTAAGGTTCATGACGGCGCTTCCCAGCACGCCGCCCTTGCACGATCCCAATGCCCATCCTCCCGAGTTCGGGTGGGAACACGACCGCCAACACCATCTCCGTGGGCAGGGACCGCTGGATTGCATCACCCCTTACCCCGCCGCCGCCGCCGAGGCGTGGTGGACGGCCATGCAGAACGCGATCAGCACAGCACTGACGGCATTGAGAGCCCAGGCCTTGGTACCACCTCTAACCCCGGTGGATGTTTAGGAGACAAAGATGAAATCCAATCTGATAGCCCGTAGAAGGAAGCTAGCCCTAAGCGGCTCCGAAGCTTGGGTAACCGACCGGGACGAAAAAGCCGAAGCAAAGATGCCTGAGACCGCCGAAGTTCCCCGTCTGGCAGCGCAGAAGAAGACTGCACAGCCAGCAGCAGCAGCAGCACCCACCCGCCCCGCAGCCCCGATAGCGCCAGCTGGACCGGCTCCGACCGCCGCCCCCGCACCAGGAAGCCCGGTTGATCCGAACCAGATGTCCAGCGAATCCCTTTCCAAGATCATCAAGTCGTTGGCCGACGTGGAAATGAACGACAAGGCCGCCCTCGCATTGGTCGAAGAGGCCGCCAGGACCCTGAAGGGTCGTCCCGTAGAGGTCGTCCCGGCAGAGGCCCCCAAGTCCGCCGCTGCAAAGACAGCTATTCATCAACCGGGACTGGGTGAGTTCGATCCTGGGCCTGCGAAACTTGAAGAAGGTATGGATTCAAACATTCCTCATTGCGACCGGTGCGAGATGATGAATCTCCAGGGCATGAACTGCCACGAGACGGGATGCCCGAACGATAAGAAGACTTGGGACCCGCAACGTCTGGACTGGGTAAATTACAACGACGAGGAGCCCATGGAAGAGGAGATGGATATGAGTCATTTCGGAGGGCTCAGCGTAGCCTCAGTCGAAAAGGAAGCAGCCGAAGAGAAAGTCGCCGTCGCCCCCGAGGGATGGGAAGGCACCGTCAAGGACATGAAGAAGGACGAGGACATCGACAATCCTTGGGCGCTCGCATGGTGGATGAAGGACAAAGGTTACAAACACCACAAGAAAGAAAGCTGGAAAGAAGCCCAGGCGGCCATGTACAAGGACCTTGCCGACCGGTTCGCCAAGTCCGCCGCAGGCAGTCAGGGCTCCGGGTTCTCTACCGACCAAGACACCGGGAAAGTCAAGGAAGGCGAGTTGCCCGAGGCAGCGGCAGCCGACAAGCTGGTAGACGAGGCACCCGCCAAACTCGACCGCACCGAGACCACGCTTCCCATCAAGTTGAACGGCAGTTCGAAATCCGCCGGCGAGAGCGCCAAGGCAAGCACCGCACTCAAAAAGGTGGAGAAACTTTCCGAGAAGCTCAAGGAGATGTACCTCGACGCCAAGGACTTGACCAACACGAACGACACCCGTGCGGTCCGCGAAGCGGTTGAAGCGATCTTCCGGGCATACGATTTGCTCGGCTGCGCTGCCAAGGTGTTGGGCAAGCAGCAGATGCAGGAAGACGCTGAAGCAGAAGCGGTCAAGGTCAAGGAAAAGGGCAGCAAGAAGAAGGGTTCTCTTCTCGATTGCTTGGTTCTCGCCGGGATCGAGGACACACTGGATGACATCCGAGACTATCCGGCTCGACCGGTAAAAGGGATTGAGAAGAAAGAGCCACGTGGGGCAGACTATGATAACGATCCCGTGACTTGTCCTTCCTGCCGTTCCGTCGTCAACGCGGGCGGGAGATGCAAGTGTGGAAAGACGAAGAACTAACGATT